GCGATGGTTCCCGAGCCTTGGCCATGATCCAGAGAAGCGGCAGGCGGCCATCGAGCGCGCCGTATCTGCCGGCAGGATGACGCAGAAGCACGCATCTGGGCTGTTGCCGGCGCCAGTCAACGCCAGCGGCGAATTCATCGCCGGATTGCTGACCGGGAAGGCTGTTGAAATGCCGAAAGACTCGGAATTCAAGCGGCGCATTTCTGGGCTTCTGGCCCAACTGAAAGGAAAGGACGCGGCGTGAAACAAGGGGCGGAAGCGTTTGATCATTTGGGGTGGGCCAAGCGCCCGCAGTCGCAAAACGCTTGGGATCTGATCGTCGCCGAGTCGAAGGTCGATTCGCGCTTCAAGGAAATCGTTGAGAAGCACATCGCGGACGGAGTTTGCTCGGCGGATTTACAGCTAGAATACGTGTGGAGCTTTGCGGTGCGGAAGTTCGTCCGGCCGGCGTGGTATCAGCGGGCGAATTCGGATAGGGCGGCATGATGCACAAAACCGATACGAAAACACTGGCCAGCGCCATGCGCATTCTGGCTATCGAGATTGAGAGCGAAGACGGAATCGCAAAAGCGGCGATTGCCGATGCGGCAGACCGGCTGGACGAACTCGCAGCAATCGCGCTGGAGTTGCTCAAGAGCACGCGATGCGAGCAGTCGCTGCCGGCTGGCTGCCCGCGCTGCGCGTTGAGCGCCAGGCTTGCGGCGCTTGGGGTGATGTCGGAATGAGTGCGCCAATCAACTGCTTTGTCATCGCCGCGCTTCTTGCCGCAGTGATGTTCGCCACAAAGCAGGCGATGGCTTGTATTGCGCTGTTGTCGATAGCGCTTGTCGCGACATCTACAGCGGCTGATTTGCTGATTCATGGCCGTGACGATGTGCGGCGCTGATCCATGCGACAAACCCGACTGCACGCACAGCGAGCAGCACAGGGCAGAGTGCGAGGCGCGAACGGTGATGCGATGGCCGAGAGCGCAGCGGCAGGACTACTACGATAAGGTGAAGCGGGCGAGGGGCGAGAAAGCTGCCAAAGAATTGGCGGCGGCGGTATCAGAGCAATGGAAAATCGGCGCGGCGATCCCGCGATAACAGCAAAAAGGAGCATTGAAAATGGCGACATATCAGGACCTGGTAGCACAGAAAAAAGAGCTTGACGCGCTGGTCGAGTCGGCGCGTAAGGCGGAAGTGTCGGCGGCTGTCGCTGAGGTCAAGCGTCTGGTCGGCGAGTACGGGCTGTCGGCTGTCGATTGCGGATTCGGCGCCCCGGCAAAGAATACGCGGTACAAAGTGCCGGTCAAGTACCGCGGGCCGAACGGTGAAGCCTGGACAGGGCGCGGGAAAACGCCGGCATGGATTCTCGCTCATGAATCGGCCGGCCGCACGCGCGAATCGTTGCTGGCAAACTGACATGACGACCCGGATGCATGCGGCGATAGCTGAAAAACTCGACCAGGTGGCGGACGAGATGCGAGCTGCGTCAGATGTCATCCGGGCTCGATCGTCGCGCACGCCAGAAAAGCCGCACCTCGTGGCGCTGGCAAGAAGCGCCCGGGTCGCCGCTCTCATGTTGCGCGCCAACATGGCCGAGTCAGACAGGGCGATGCACCTGGCTGGCGAGCTGATTGGCGTCGGATGCGGACTGCTCGAGTGGGCCGATTACGCGCCATGCGCATCGGTCGACAAGATGCGGGCAGAGAATTTGCAGGCGGTCGCCGGGTTCGTTGCGGCAAGGGCGCAGGAACTGCGGTCATGACGCAAGATCGCATTGAGCAGTTCGAAGAGCGCGCCGCAATCATCGAATTCGAGTCCGGCGAGCACATCTCGCGGCAGGCATCAGAGAAATTGGCGGCCGAGTATTTGCAGCTCACGGAAGACGAAATCGAATTCCTGCAAGGGGCCGGCATTGCGAGATTTTGAGCGGTGGGAAATTGGCGACCAGGAAGCGGTTGCAATCAGGCGAGAGGAGCAGACATGCAAGTGATGCCAGTCAATCGAAACGATAAAGGCCTTTGGTGCGGAGCACGAAATCTGCGACGACGGAAAGCCGAAATAGCGGCGGTGTCGGAAGTACAATGCCAATGGTTTGACGAAATGAAGCGGGCGCAGGTCGACAAGGTTGTCAGCATCCTGGAGGATTGGGCTAGATGGCAGCAGGCATACTCCGTGTTTCTCGGGGCGCCTCGCCGGTCGTTGGGCTTCGACCTTGGCGGATCGGCGGTTACTGCGGAATCAGGCGAGCAGAACCGGGAAGTGGCAGACCGGGAGCGGTGCAAGATCGTGGATGCGTGCATCGACAGCCTGAAGGTGCCGGCGCAGAAGGCTGCCATTCATCGCCGGTATCTGTGCTCTGTCTATCGGATGCGGGATTACGAGAAGATGCTGTGCGCGGCGCACGAGGCGCTTCTGGTGGCGTTTTTGGATAAGCGGTTGCTAGTGGCTTGAAAGAAAAAACCGCCCGAAGGCGTTTTGTTGTGACAGGTGGATTCAGATCGCCTGCCTAAATCCTTTGTTTTCTGTCAGTTTTTGATTGAAAAACTTCTAGATTGGACGGTTCGTTGTTTTGCTTATTTCCATCTTTGTGCCGAACAATTTCTGATCGAGAAAGCTCCCTTCCGATGACCTCCTCCATCACCATGCGATGCTCTGCAGCGTAACTACCAGACCCGGATAAATGGTGGTTTGGAGCGTACAAGAAACAATAGCCCCCGCGATAAATCACCCCTCCGTTCCAGTTTGGATGGAACCGTCCACGCCGCGGGCCGCTTTTTTGGGTGACTAGCTTAAGTCTCTTACAGGATCGGCTAACCCAACTTAACGAAACGCCTAGAATTTTGGCCGCTTTATGCTGCGGCATCTTTTGCACTTCTATTAAATGGCGGAGTTTCGCTTCTAGGTCGTCGCGATCCCGCTGTGCGATCTTTCTCATCTAAATCTCATTGTTTGTTCGATGACGCATTGTGCGCCATCGTGGTTTTGTTTTTCGTCTGCGGAAAGCTTTCCGTCCAGCCAATCCCGCAGCGCCCGTGACCCTCCGCGCCTCACGTACTCTGCGCGCTGCTGCTCGCTGACGCGGGCGGTGATCTTGGCCACCTGCCCGCGCGGGGCGATGGTCGGCTGGCGACCTTGGCCGGGCGCGTTGCCTTTGCGCTTTGTCATGCTTCCGCCTTGTTGTTTGCGCGAACCATTGCCCGATACTCGCGCCGGATTAGTGCGGGCAGTTTGTCGATACTGGAGCAGTGCAGCGTGCTGCCGCGGCTGGAAAGCTTGTCGCAGACTTGCGCCGTGCCGTTGCCAATGTGCTCGATCACGTAACCGCCGGCGCGGGGGCATGAGAATGTGCGCGTCTTGCGGACCGTCTCGTAATTGTCGAAGTCGGGCGACTCGGTGTCGAATTCAACTGAAACGCTTGCGTCGAACTTGTCGGTGGTGAATTTCGCTTTCATGGTGGTTCTCCTTGGTTGTTGTGTGTCGATAGCTGTATTGTACGACAATACAAACAGGTGTCAAGAAGAATTTTGACAATTTTTAAGGGCTTGACAACAGCCTGAGACTGTCGCAGAATCCGCACGTCGGGGCAGAGGTGCGCCCAAAGGAGCCAGCAGAGATGCTGGCTTTTTTCGTTCACGGAGGGAATGGAGGTTACGCGGTGGCGCTCAATCGTCGGCAAGCGCTGTTCGTTGCTGAATACCTCAAAGATCTGAACGCTAGCGCCGCGGCAAGGCGGGCCGGGTACAGCGAGAAAAGCGCGTTCCGAAGCGGCGTGCAGAATATGCAGAAATCGGCAATCACCGATGCAATCGCAGCGGCGATGAAAGAGCGCGCGGAGCGCGTGCAGATCACCGCAGACAAGGTGCTTGCCGACATTGAGCTGATCAAAACCGACGCGATGCGCGAAGCGGCCGACAAAGAAGGCAAGCGGGCGATGGTCAATCACGCCGCGGCGCTAAAGGCGTGCGAACTGCAAGGGCGGCATTTGCAGATGTTCGTTGATCGTGTCGCGATGACAATCGAGCAGGTGCCGGACGAGGAGCTTGATGGGCGCATCGCTGAGCTTGCAAGAAAAGCGGGAACTATTCGCGCTGCTGACTGAGCAGGAGCGGCGCAGATCGCTGCTCAAATGGTTGAGTTTCTACCCTGCTGATGGGCCTCTGCGCCGCGATCTGTACAAGAAGCACCTTGAGTTTTTCGCTGCCGGCGCTCGATACCCGCAGCGCATGATGATGGCTGCGAACCGTGTCGGAAAAACCGAAGGCGTCGGCGCATACGAGATCGCGCTGCATCTGACCGGAAATTATCCGGAATGGTGGCCGGGCAAGCGATTCGCTCGACAGACTCGCGGATGGGCTGCCGGAGACACGAGGCAGACGGTTCGCGACATCCTTGTCGAAAAGCTGCTCGGGCCGAAGTCTGCGCGCGGAACCGGCATGATTCCCGGCCGACAGATTGTGCGCATCGTGCCGCAGCCTGGCGTGCCTGATGGCGTCGAGCTGGTCGAGGTCAAGCACGCGAGCGGAAAGATTTCTCGCCTCGGGTTCAAGAGTTTTGACCAGGGTCGAGTCTCTTTTCAGGGCACGGAACAGGATTTTGTTTGGTTGGACGAAGAGCCGCCCTCTGACGTCTACGAGGAGTGCCTGACTAGGACGATGACGACTGGAGGCCTGCTTCTGCTGACCTTCACTCCGCTATCTGGGTTGTCGGACGTGGTGATGATGTTCCTACCGGGTGGCGACATCCGAGAGCAGGCGGACGAGAAAAGCGGCCGATTCGTGGTCATGGCGACGTGGGATGATGTGCCGCACCTCGACGAACGCACGAAAGAGATGCTGTTCGCGAGCTACATGCCGTTTCAGCGCGACGCGCGCACCAGGGGCGTTCCGGCGCTCGGTAGCGGGGCGATTTACCCGGTGCCAGAGTCCGACATCGTGGTTCCGGATTTCGCGCTTGCGGAGCACTGGCCGCGATGCTACGGGCTCGATGTGGGGTGGAATCGCACCGCGGCAATTTGGGGCGCTGTCGATCGAGAGACGGGCACGACGTACCTCTACTCGCAGCACTACCGCGGCGAGGCAGAGCCGATCGTGCATGCGCAGGCGATCAAAAACCGCGGCGAGTGGATTCCAGGCGCGATTGATCCTGCGAGCCGCGGCCGATCGCAGAACGATGGCCAGCAACTGCTTGACCTGTATTGCGGCATGGGGCTCGACTTGGCACCAGCGGATAACGCCGTTGAGTCTGGAATCTACGACACGTGGACTCTGCTTTCCGCCGGCAAGCTAAAGGTCTTTGCTAGCTGCCAGGACTGGATCAACGAGTACCGGATTTATCGTCGAGACGACAAAGGGCGCGTGGTGAAAAAGCACGATCACCTAATGGACGCATCTCGCTATCTCGTGCGCACCGGCCGCGACCTGGCGCGATGCAAACCGTCAGAAAGCAATGACGACCAGAACTACGGGGGCGCCGGATGGATGGGTTAAACACGCGCGAAGTGCGAGCAGGCGCGGCAAGAGCTATTGTCGCCGAGAGCGCTGCAATTTCCCCGCGCATCCGATCAAAGGTGCTCGAAGTGCGCAGCGTCTACGTGCCCGAGAACAACCGCAAGGCGGGTCTCGGAAATGCGTTGCTGCGCAAGCTATGCGCCGACGCGGACATCGCCGGAAATGCGCTGTTCCTGATGCCTGACGGCGGCGACGACGCAGAGACTGCGCGCCTTGAGCGCTGGTACGCAACGCACGGATTCGAGCGCATCCAGGGCGACCCGGTTGTGGTCATGCTCCGCAAGCCGCAACATCCGCTGATCAAACACTGAGGACGCATGAAGCAGAAAAGCAAAGCCGACGACGACATCATCGCCGAGGCCAACGCTCGGTACGCCCGCTGCTTGGCGTTCGAGGCGGACAATCTCAAGGAGGCGCGAGACGATTTTCAGAAGCTGGCGGGCAATCACTGGCCCGAGGCGTCTGTCAGGCAGCGCGAGATTGAGCGCCGGCCGTGCATCACGATCAACAAGTTGCCAGCGTTCCTGCACACGGTTACGAACGACCAGCGGCAGAACAAGCTCGGCATCAAGGTGCATCCGGTCGATGATGGCGCGGACATCAAAACCGCCGACGTGCTGCAGGGCCTGATTCGGCACGTCGAGTACGAGAGCGGCGCAGACGCCTGCTACGACACGGCCGGATTTCATGCTGCCGCCTGCGGGTTCGGGTTTTTCCGCATTCGCACGGAGTACGACCGCGAGGATTCTTTTGACCAGGTGCCGCGGTTCGAGCGGTTCCGGTCTCCGTTCTCGGTGCATCCAGACCCAGACGCAAAAGAGCCTGACGGAAGCGATCAGGATTTTTGTTTTGTGGACGGCACGATCGCGCGATCCGAAGTCAGGCGCGACCATCCCGGCGCGTCGGCAGCAATCTCGAACGAGAGCGACGGCACGGACGACGTAATGCTGCTCTGCTCGGAATATTACCGGGTCGAGCAGTCGCCGGCCGCGCTTGTGCGCCTGAGCAACGGCGAAACGGGCTGGAAAGATGACCTGATCGAACTGCCATTCGGCGTCACGATTGTCGATGAGCGCAAGAGCAGGCGCCGCAAGGTGATGTGGTACAAGCTCTCGTCGTCGGAGTCAGTCGAGCGCGGCGCGGTCGGTATGCCAGGCAGCTCAACGACGTTCACGGATGTGCTTGAGCGCGCCGAGATTCCCTGCCGATGGATCCCGGTTTTCCCGGTCTATGGCGAGGAACTGGAGATCGACTCGAAAGTCGTTCGCTCCGGGCTGATTCGGCACGCCAAAGGCCCGTCCGTGATGTACGACTACTGGATGACGGCGGCGACCGAGGAAGTGACGCTACGGCCGAAGACGCCGTTTATCGGCGCCGAAGGGCAGTTTGAGGGACACGAGAAGAAATGGCGCGCGGCGAATGTGCAGACGTTCGCATATCTCGAATACAAGCCCAAGACGATTGGCGGCCAGCTTGCACCTGCGCCACAGCGGCAGCCGATGGCAGATATCCCGTCGGGCGTCCTGCAGATGGCGATGCACGCTGCGGACGAAATCAAGGCAACAACCGGCATTTTCGATTCCTCTCTCGGCGCCCGCGGTACGGCTACAAGCGGCATTCAGGAGCGCGAGCAAAAGCGCCAGGGCAACGTCGCAAACTTCCACTTCTCGGACAACCTGACGCGCGCGGTGCGCCATGCGGGGCGGTGCCTCGTGGACATGATCCCGCGGATTTACGACACGGAGCGAGTCGTCCGCATTCTCGGAGATGACGAGAAGGTATCGCACACGACGATCAATCAACCGCTTGAACAACCGGAAATCGACGAGAAGACCGGCGCCATTCGCACGGTGCTGAACGATCTGACGGTCGGCAAATACGACGTGACCGTATCCGCAGGCGCCAGCTACTCGACACGCAGGCAGGAAGCCTCTGATGCGATGGTTTCGTTTGGCCAGTCCTGGCCGAAGCTCATGGACGTT